GCTACCAGCAACTACAAAAAACCTTCGGCTTCACATGCAGAAAGCCGCGCAAGCAGCCCGAAACAGTAGCTTGAGCGTTCTTCCGGCGATCCTCGATGACGACCGCATGGGCGAGTTATTGTCATTGTGGGCTCGCTGGATGAGGTCTAACCAGCCTCTAAGGGAGCTGTGGTATCCAGACCAGGCCGCAGGCTGCGTAGGTGGTGGGTATAGCCACGATTTCGACACGATGGTGGATGATATGGACACACACCACGCCGAGGCTGTAGAGGCTGCCATACAAAGCCTCAACCCCGCAGAGCAATGCGCTATCTACCATGTCCACCTGGGGGCTGTATTCAGGGTTCGAGGTAGTATGGAAGGCACATACGAACAGGCCAGGTACGCACTACGGGTAGTGCTTCCTCAGAGGGGCATCTACTAGGGGTTGCAGAAAGTTGTTGACAACACAATAAATCGGAGTATTTTAGTCGGCGGGAAATTGCGCCCAGAGTAAACAGACGGCTCGCCAAGTGCGGGCCGTTTTCATTTCTACGCCCCGGCCCTGAAATGGGCTTACAACCGCCATGACTAGCAGAGGCCGCTTTCCAGCGTGCCGGGGCTACCCAACATGAAATCGGACAACATCGCCTATCTGGCTGTTAAGGCTCTGAAGTGGATCATAGAGAACTCGGACAGCAAGGAAGAAGCTCAATCTGTCTTGAATGTTCTTCGTGGCCCTGGAGCGATTGAGGCCATGAAAGACCTCACTGTATTCGAGCGCCTGAAATGACGTGCTGGCGGTGTAACGCCAAGGTGTTCTCCAAATACTGTCAAACCTGCGGAGCCAAACAAGGCAAGTGAGAGCACCAGAGACCATCCACCTGGTCATCGGATGGGACGAAAGAGAAGCCGTAGGCGGGCATGTATTTCTGCAGAGCGTTATTGATAAGTGCTCACTCCCGGTAGAGACGACGATCCTCACGCCCGCTCTTCTCAAGGAACTAGGCGTAGGAACTGACGGGACCAACGCATTCTCGAAAGCAAGGTTCCTGACCCCGTATCTAAGGGGTTGGTGCGGGTATGCCATCTTTGCTGATGGTGCGGACATGCTCTGCAATGCGGATCTTGCCGAGCTGTGGGGGCTCAGAGACTTCTATTCAGCGGTCCAGGTTGTGAAGCACGACTACACACCGAGAAACAGGAAGAAGTATGTCGGGACCGACATGGAATCCTCGAACGAGCCATACCCCAGAAAGCAGTGGTCGAGCCTGGTTCTGTGGAATTGCGGATACATGGGGCACAGGCAATTAACCCCTGCTTTTGTAGAGGGTGCCGAGGGGAGCTTCCTTCACAGATTTAGCTGGCTGCCAGATGATCGTATAGGCGGACTGCCGAAAGAGTGGAACTGGCTGGTGGATGAAGACAACCAAGCCAAAGAAGCGAAGATCGTCCACTACACGCAGGGCATTCCCGGATTCCGCCACTACGAAGGCGTTGCTTACTCAGACGAATGGAAGCAAACATGGTCCGACATGAACAAAGGCTTGCAGTACCAATTAAGCTTGTCCAGAAGCCGCTAGATTGCATGACCTGCAGGAGATGGCCCCAGGTTTGCCAGAAGTGCTACGAGTGGCGTAAGTGAACGCAGAGCAGTTCCTCGAGCATCGTAGAGATCAGGAATCAAATCACTTCAGGCACGTAGATCCGCAAGACCCTATTGGCGCCCTTCAGGCCGTAGAGGTCAATGTAACCGAACTCTGCAACAGAACCTGCGAGTTCTGCCCAAGGGCCCACGGATACCCGAATCAGAACATCCACCTGACGGTGGAGAATGCAAGGGCATTAGCTAAGAACCTTTGCGAGTCATTGTTCTTTGGCAGGATCAGCTTTAGCGGTTTCGGGGAGGCGATTCTCAACAAGGACTTCCCGCAGATCATAAAGTTGTTTCGTTCTTACCTAGCCTCTTGCCACATAGAGACAAACACAAACGGCGACAGGCTTACGGTAGATACGATTCAATCTCTATTTGCCGCTGGGCTTAGCAATATCTACGTGAACATGTATGACGGCCCAGAACAGGAACAGCACTTTGTAGACCTGTTCGCAAAGGCCCAAGAGACCAGATACATCCTCAGACCTCATTGGCAAGGTGCTGAGGAGTCTTGGGGTTTGAAGCTTACAAACAGGGCTGGGTCTATCCCTGCAAAGCTAGTCCAGATCCTGCCCATGAAAAGGCAGTGTTACTACCCGTTCTACAAGATGTTCATAGATCACAACGGGGATGTCCTGGCCTGCTGCAATGACTGGAAACGCGCAAAGAAGCTAGGAAACGCTTTCAAGCAAAGCATCAAGGAAATATGGACAGGAGAGGCATTAGAAAGCCTCAGGGAACGACTTGCAAACGCGGACAGGTCCGAGGAACCATGTGCTAGTTGTGACGCTGACGGCCTTTCCTACGGGCAGCAAAGCTATCTCATGCTGCGCCGCATTAGACACGAAAGACACCAACCTAATGGGAGTGTGATTTGCAATGGCAGCTCGCAAGAGAAAGGTAACGCTAGGCCCTGAATGGAGAGAAAAGATTAGGGCCAGTATGCTTATCAATCGCCTACAGAATCACGTAATTGGGCGTATTGAGATGAGCTCGACCCAATTGCGCGCTGCGGAAGTATTGCTGAAGAAGACATTGCCTGATCTGAGCGCCGCAGAGCTGACCGGGGCTGCTGGCGGGCCGATTGAAACAGTATCCAAAATTGAGCGTGTGATTGTCGAGGGTTCTAAGGCTTCAGACTCCTAAAGTCTTCGCGCCTCTTCTCAATCCAAGTCGTTACAAGGGGGCGCACGGCGGCAGAGGTTCAGGCAAATCACATTTCTTTGCCGAGTTGCTGATTGAGGATTGCCTAGCAGAACCGGGTAACTACGGTGTTGGCATGAGGGCGGTCTGTATCCGAGAGGTGCAGAAGGATCTGGCCCAGTCCTCAAAGGCGCTGATTGAGGCCAAGCTTTCCGCTAACAATCTAGGGGAGGCTGACGGATTCAAGGTATTCCGAGACGTTATCCAGACCCCTGGAGATGGCTTGATGATCTTCAAGGGGATGCAGGACTACACCGCAGATTCGATCAAGTCCCTCGAGGGGTTCAAGAGGGCTTGGTGGGAGGAGGCTCAGACGGCTTCAGCTGTTTCGGTAACGCTCTTGCGCCCGACCATCCGAGCAGAAGGATCGGAGTTGTGGTTTAGCTGGAACCCGAGGCGGAAGACTGACCCCGTAGACATGATGTTCAGGGGGCAGGAGAAGCCCACGGGGTCAACGGTTGTCAGGGCGAATTGGTCTGATAACCCATTCTTCCCCGATGTCTTGGAGAAAGAACGCCTGGATTGTCTCAGGGCGACTCCAGAGCAGTACGACCACATCTGGGAAGGCGGGTACGCAACGGTCCTCGAGGGCGCTTATTACGCCAAGGATCTTGCGGAGGCTAAGGCTCAAAGGAGGATCGGCAGGGTCTCGCCAGACCCGCTCATGTCCATCAAGGCGTTTTGCGATCTTGGTGGTACTGGGGCCAAGTCAGATGCCTTCGCAATGTGGATTGCACAGTTCGTTGGTCGAGAGATCCGAGTCCTCAACTACTACGAGGCAGTAGGCCAGCCTCTAGGGGCACATCTGCATTGGATGCGCGAGAACGGGTATGGCCCAGGCAAGATCCACGTTGTCCTCCCCCATGACGGTGTTAAGGGCGACATGATTCACAAGGTTACGTTTGAGAGCGCCTTCCAAGCTGCCGGATATTCGACTGAGGTAATCCCCAATCAAGGGGCTGGAGCTGCAAAGCAAAGGATTGAAGCCGCCCGCCGCAGGTTCCCGATGGTGTGGTTCAACGAAGACACCACGGAAGCCGGCAGGGAAGCGTTGGGCTGGTATCACGAGAAGAAAGATGAGCAAAGGGGTATCGGGCTTGGGCCTGAGCATGACTGGGCCAGCCACGGTGCTGATGCATTTGGATTGATGTGCGTTGTCTACCAGGAGCCGAGTCATTCCGTGAAGAAGATCGTCTACCCCAAAGCCGGGATCGTCTAAATGGCCCTCTCAGACCGCGAGCTCCTCAACATCGTAGAGAACGAGGAGAAACGTGCTCTAGGCTGGGGTGATGGTGAGCTGAATCAGGAACGTGAAACTCTCCTGCGATATTACAACCAGGAGTTGTACGGCAACGAGGTAGAGGGAAGAAGCCAGGTAGTAACGTCCGAGGTGCAGGACACGGTTGAGTGGATTCTGCCGAGCCTAATGAGAATGTTCGCGGGGTCAGATAAGGCTGTGGAGTTCGAGCCTGAGAGACCGAATGACGAGGAGGCGACTAAGCAGGCCACGGACGCCTGTAATTACGTCTTCTACAAGCAGAACAATGGATTCCTCACGCTCTACGCCTTCTTCAAAGACGCGCTGATCCAGAAGAACGGTTACTGCAAGGTCTATTACGAGAACCGGGACCGCGTAAGGAAGGAGATGTACCAGGGGCTGACGATTGAGCAGCTCCTCATGCTGGATCAGGACAAGAACGTAAAGATCATCGCAGCCAATTCGTATCCTGATCCCACGGCGCCGCAGATGATGCCCATGCCGCAGGCTGTAGGTGAGGCGATGGGGCAAGCCCCACAAATGCCGATGCTCTATGACGTACAGGTAGAGGTATCGGAGCAATACGGGAAAGTTTGTGTAGACCCGGTTCCCCCGGAGGAGATGCTGATTTCTCCGGACCTGAACACGGTTGATCTGCAAAAGTCCACGTTCGTTGCCCAGCGTTGTGAAAAGACGCTCTCAGACTTAAGGGAGATGGGCTACGACATCGAGGACACGGAAATCCTCGGTGCTTCGGACAATGAGCTAGAGACCTCTCCAGAGAGGCTTGCTCGTAGACGTTACGACGAGGAAGAGCTTGGGGATATATCCGAGCCTTCTAACAAGCCCATGAAGAAGGTCTGGGTTACGGAAGCCTACATCCGCGTTGACTATGACGGGGACGGGGTAACGGAACTCAGGAAGGTCATCAAGGCTGGGAAGAAGCTCCTGGAGAACGAGGAGGCTGAAGTCATCCCGTTCGCGGCCATTACTCCGAACATCATGACTCACCGGCACTTCGGTAAGTCTGTGGCGGAGATGGTCGCTGATCTTCAGATCATCAAGTCCACGATTACCAGGCAGGTTCTGGACAACATCTACCAGACCAACGCGCCTAGAAATGCTGTCCTTACAACCAAGGACGGCGAGCCGATGGCGAATCTGGACGACCTTCTCACGGTGAGGATGGGCGGAATTGTCAGGGAATATGCCCCTGAGGCTGTAAGACCTCTGGCTGTTCCTTTCATGGGCCAGCACGGTCTTGCCATGATGCAGTACCTGGACACGGTGAAGGATGCGAGAGTGGGCTTTACGGGCCAGTTCTCTGGCCTTGATCCTGACGCCCTCAACAAGACCGCCAGAGGGGCGGTGCTTCAGCAATCCAACGCAATGCAGCGTATCGAGCTTATTGCGCGGATCTTTGCCGAGACCGGAGTTAAGCAACTCTTCAAGCTTATCCTTCACTGTCTCAACAAGTATCACGGCAAGCAGCTCATTGTCAGGCTGAGGGACCGTTTCGTTGCGATGGACCCTCGTAACTGGTCTACGCAATGGGACATGACCACGAATGTGGGATTGGGGACTGGAGATAAGGACCAGCAGCTTATGCACCTGATGCGGATTGCCCAGATGCAAGGCACTGCCCTTCAGATGCCCGGAGGTCAACTCATGCTGACCCCCAAGAACCTGTATCACACTGCAACGAAGATCGTGGAGAACGCTGGCTTCAAGAACATTGAGGACTTCTGGACCGATCCTGGTGACCAGCAATTCCCCCAGCCAGGTCCACCGCCGCAAGTCCAAGTGGAGCAGATGCGCTCTCAGACCAGACAGCAAGAGATGCAGCAGCAAGGTCAGTTGGAAGCTCAGAGCGACATGAGGGAGGCCCAACAAAGGGCGCAGGAGTTCAATTTCGACGCGACTCTACAAAGCCAAGAGCAAGCCTTCCAGCAGATGATGGCCCAATGGCAGGCGGCCGCTGATGCCTCGCTCGAGCGTTACAAGGCCGAACTGAAGGCAGAGAGTGACAGGAGAAACGCCGAGGCCAAGGCCCAGCAGATGAAGAAGGAGAAGAAGTAGTGCCAATCGTTCTGGGGTGGGGTAGGAACGTGAACAACGCTCTCCAGGTGGACACGGTTGCCACCTCGCCTGCTGAGAGCCTGAAGCGTCACGGCATTGCTGTCGTTGCAGCTCAGGGTGCCATGTACTGCCACAACGCTACGGCTGGTGTTCCTGCGGGCACTCCTAGGCATGGAGGCGTTGCGATCACGGTGGACGGGAAGGTTTGTACCACCACCACCAAGCCATCAGCCGCGACGATCAGGAATGCAAACGGTTTGGCTGTAGACACGAACGGGTCAGTAGTTACCACGACCGCAGCACCTACTGCGTCCTCGAGATGGGTTCATGGGACGCCTATCGGGTCGGTCATGGTGAACGTAGACGGGCTATTACACATCGCAGAGGTCTGATGGATCAGGGAGCAATCAGAAGGGCGGACGATGCAAAGAGGATTCTCAACGATCCTGTTGTTAAGCAGGCTCTGGAGGGCATTAAGCGCGAGATTGTGTCCCAGTGGTCAGGTACGCCCGCCAGAGATACGGAGGGGCGGGAATGGATTTGGCGGCACCTGAAAGTAGTAGAGAAGTTTGAAGGGCTCCTCAAGGGCTATATCGAGACAGGAAAGATCGAAAGGCTTAGAGAAGAGGAGTCCCTTGCTAAGACGGCTAAAGACAAGGCCCGCGCCGTGGTTAGCAGATTCACAACCTGGGCCGGATAAGGCGGTATGTCAGACCAAGCTCAAGCTCCTCAGGAGCAAGCAGTCCAGAAAGTCGAAGTTGTCCAGCCCGTAGACGTTAAATCCCTCCCGGTAGAGGAGAGGGTGCGAAGGGCGTTGTTTCCACAGAAAGCCGCTGCGGAGGATAAACCGAGAGGACCTGATGGAAAGTTCTTGCCTACGCAGCCCCAAGCTGAGGCAGCACCGGCTGAACAGCCGCCGGTCCAAGAGGCTGCCGCTGAAGTTCCTGCTGAGCCTGCTGCACAGGTTGAGGAAGAAGAACGCCCTGATCGGCTGGCAGAGGAAGAGTGGGAGAACTTAAAGAACAGGAAGACCCTTGCCAAGGTTGACGGCGAGGATCTGGAAGTAACACTGGAGGAAGCCCGCCTTGGCTATATGCGCCAAGCGGACTACCAGAGAAAGACTCAGGAGGTCTCCAAGCAACGCGCTCAAGCTCAAGAGGAAGCGCGTCAAGCCATCGAGACCGCTCAGAGGCAGTACGCGGAGCAGTTAGGGATGTTCCAGCAAGCGATTGTGAGGAACTTCGTCCCAGAGCTGCAGAACGTGAACTGGCAACAGCTCAAGACCGAGAACCCGAACGAGTACATCCGGCTATCGGAAAGGGCTCAATTTCTACAACAGACGTTCAAGGCACTTCAGGAAGAGCAGGACAAGCTCAAGGCGGAGCAAGAGAAAACCTTATCCGAAAAACGGGCCAAATCCCTAGAGGAAGCCCAAGCCAAGGTTAAGGAACTCCTCCCGGACTGGGGCGAGGGACTGCAAAAGGCCATCTTCAACGCAGGCGTGGAGAACTTTGGCTTTAGCCCTGAAGAAATGTCGAGCGTTTCGGACCCAAGGGTTGTTCACCTCTTTCATCACGCGATGGAATATCTGAAGGTGAAGAATCAGAAGCCGCTGGTCGAGAAGAGGATTGCGGAAGCTCCGAGGATGTTAAAGCCGGGAGCCAAGCCCAATCCGGGAGACCAGGCGCGCAATGCGGAGTCCAAGATCAGGGAACGCCTGCACAAGAGTGGCGGCAAGGACTTAGATGCGATTGCCGCTCTGGTGCAACGTAAGATTTCAGGGAAACGATAAATGACCGTACCTGCTGGTACTTTCCAATCGTTCCAGGCCATCGGCAATCGAGAAGACCTCGAGGACGTGATCTGGGACGTGTCGCCTACGGAAACACCGTTTGCGACGATGGTGAAGAAGGGGAAGGCGACCGCGACCTTCCACGAGTAAACAGTTTGCTGCTCGTGTAAAATCTGGCTATATGACTTCAACCTCCTTAGAGCATCGGACCCCACAGAGGAAAAGAGCCGATGATTGGAAGAGAAGCAGGTAAGAGCTTCGCCTACTTGGTGGGCGTTTATCTTGGCGATGGTTGTGTTACTCGCCAAGGCGGGAAGATGGTGTTTAAGTTGAACACCATTGATGAGGACTTCGCGCTTGCGGTCAAGGACGCCATTGAGGATGTGAATGGTGGACAGGCCAAGATTTACAAGCACGATGTCTCAAAGAGCAGTAAGCCGAACTACGCGCTTTGGTGTGGTAATCAGATGTTCGCCATGCGCTTGGAACTGCTTGGCAATCACAAGCTTGCGCTGCCTGATGGCATAGAAGAAATGCCTTTGGATCACAAGAAGGCGTTTATTGTTGGTCTCATGGACAGCGAAGGCTTTGTTGCCGAGAAAACGAATCACAAGACTGGCAGAGCCTATTACATAGGCTTTAAGTCTTGCGATCCGTGGGTGGTCGATCTAGTTCGGCTTATGCAAAGCGTTGGCTTGAAGATAGGCAAGGTGTCTAAATGTCCTCCGTACAAAGATGGACACAAGACGCCAACCAGATTCCATATCAAGATGCAGTCTTGGGTGGATGCTGGTATGCGGTTTAACATCAAGCGCAAGCAGGACCGCGTTGATCGTTGGGCTTCTACAGTGCCTTACAGCGAACGAAAGCTCTACCCGCGCAAGCTAACCTCAGAGACTAGTACGCCAGAAGCCCGTCAGGGCTAAGACACAGTCCGAACTCCCGCGAAATCGGGAGAGCGCGGCAGAAATGACCGCGCCTCTAGGCACGGCCTAGTTGTAACAGAGAAGGGCAAACCGACGCGCTGGCTGCTGCTGCCGAGAACGCCGCTATTCAGGGCGACGATGCGGCTGCCGGTACTTCGTCTCCGACTGTCCGCCTGCGTAACTACTGTCAGATTCTGACGAAGGTTGCGCGAGTCTCCGGCACGCAAGAGGCCGTGGACAAGGCGGGTCGGGATTCGGAGATGTCGTATCAGGTCTCCAAGCGCATGAAGGAGATCAAGCGAGACCTCGAGTACGCGATGGTCCGCAACCAGGCCTCTACGGCTGGTGCTGCGGGATCGGCTGCGATGATGGCCTCGGTTGAGTCCTGGATTGCGACCAACAAGACCTATGCGACGGCTGCGGCCAACGCTCAAGGTGCGACGACTCCGGGCTACGCCTCGGGGACCGTTGCTGCTCCGACTGACGCGACGACTCCGGGCACTCTGACGGAGTCGGCGCTGAAGAGCGTCATTGCTGCGGTTTACACCGCTGGCGGTGATCCGAAGGTGCTGATGGTGGGCCCGCTTACGAAACAGAAGATTTCGAGCGGCTTCACTGGTGTTGCCACCCGCAACCGCGACTATCGCACCGATGGTCAGGTGGCGGTGATCGCTGGTGTGGATCTCTACGTCAGCGACTTTGGCGAGCACAAGATCGTTCCCAACCGGTTCATGCGAGACCAGAACATCCTGTGTCTCGATATGGACTACTGGGAACTCGCCCAGCTTCGTCCGCTGTTTACTCAGGAGCTTTCGGTGACTGGCGACAGCATCAAGCGCCAGCTCCTCATGGAAGCCACCCTGGTGAGCCGCAACGAGAAGGCGAGCGGGAAGATCACAGACATCAACCCGGCGCTGTAAGCCTCACGCCCCTTCTTCGGAAGGGGCTTTTCTAAGCCTATCGCGGTGGGTTTAGACAAGTGGACGCCTATTTCAACGCAACCATAGTAGAGGAGCCATTCCGTCATCTCTTTGCCGAGCGGGGTTTCGATGATGCGCTTTATCAGGAAATGCTTAAGAACCTTCCGCAAGGCAACGAGTGGATGGCGCATAGCCTCCCGAACCGCTCGATTCTTCCGCTGGCTAAGGAAGGTCTATCGAGGCTTTCTAAAGGCCGTCAAGCGTTCTGGAAAGAGGTTACTTCGTGGCTGTGTACGCAGGATCAGGTTTCTGCGTTCCTCGCTAAGTTCGGCATTAAGAAAAGGTGCGCCCTCAAGGCTTCGCTGGTCAGGCAAAGGCCTGGGTATTCGCTTGGTCCGCACACGGATGAGCCGTCGAAAGTCCTTACGCTCCTCTTCTACCTTCCTGCAAACGATGAGAGAGCTGGAGCGGGGACAGTCATCTACATGCCAAAGCAGCGAGACCTTACATGCCCTGGCACAAGGCACCATGAGTTCCGGGATTTCGAGACGGTGAAGGCGATGCCGTTTCTACCCAACAGCGTCTTTGCTTTCGAGAAGACCTCTAGGTCGTTTCACGGGGTAGAGCCGGTCACATTCGACAGGGACGTGCTTCAATACAACATCAATGGGCATTTGTAAGCTAATAGATGTAGACCCGTTGACAGGGTTGGAGACCTGGCACGAGTACGACCACAACGAGAAGAAGACCATCATCTCCTACAAGCAGGACGTTCAAAGGGACTTGGATCACTCCAAGGTTTTGCAGAACGATCCTGAGGCATGGAAGACCGGGGTGAAGAAGGATATGGCCCTATATGCCCACATCCCGGACATTGTGCTTCTGCAATGGAAGAAGGAAGGGGTGGACATTACCGATACGCAGGCGTTGTTCAAGATGGTCAACAAGCCTGAGTATGCTTACCTGAGAACAACCACAAAGAGGCACCTTGCAAGATAAGAAGATCCTGCAGGACAAGATGATCTACGTTCATCATCTTGCAGACAGAGGCGAGTTGGACGCAGCTTTCGAGGCCTCAAACCAGTTCCTGAAGGAGCATTGCGGCGACCCCCGGATGATCGCAATGGCCGGGTACGTGGAGTTGAAGAGACGCAATCACGGGCTGGCGGCTGTTTTGTTCCAGGAAGCCGCGAGGCTAATGCCTTGCATTGAGTTCTACTCCAACCTCGGGATGTCTCTTCTGGGGTGTACTCGGTACGAGGATGCAGAGAAGGTACTGAAGGCTGGGTTGGCTCTCGGTGGGAAGCAGGAGATGGTGAGGAACTGTCTCAATAACCTCGCCACCGTGAAGCTGAACCAATGCGACCCGGAAGAGGCTTTGGACATCTGCCGTCGCATTGAAGAGACAGACCCGGCGACAGACATTCATCTGGAGAGCAAGGGTTACGCCCAGCTCATGCTGTGGAATTGGGCCGAGGGGTGGGACAACTTCGATAAAGGCTCCTTCCTCAACGAAAAGCACAACCGCTATGACGGGTTGTATGGGGGGTGGATCAGGAGGGCCCGGAGCTACAACGGGGAAGGGTACTGGGACGGCAAGAAGACCGGGACTCTGGTTGTAAGGGGAGAGCAGGGCATTGGCGATGAGGTCTGTTTCGCCTCTGTCTTTAACGATGCGGCCAAGGATTGCGACAGGCTGATTATCGAGTGTGACCGCAGGCTGTTAGGTCTATTCGAGAGGTCGTTCCCGTTCGAGTGCTACGGGACGCGCTTTGAGAAGGAAATAGACTGGCAGGCGAAGCCGGATGCCCACGTTCTTTCCGGCAGCCTTTGTACGTTCTACAGGCGCTCTCAGGACGCTTTCCCCGGTAAGCCGTACCTGAAGGCAGACCCGGAGAGAAGGCTGCAGTGGCGTGCTCTCCTCGATTCCTTGGGGCCAAAACCCAAGATAGGCATTGCGTGGAGAGGCGGGAGGCTGGAGAACAACGCAGAGCGCAGAAGCATTCCGCTGGAGGCGTATCTCCCAATTCTTGAGCAGGACGCGACTTGGATTTCATTGGAATACCGAGACCCGTCCGCCGAGATTGAAGCTTTCGAGGAACGGCACGGAATCAAGATTCACCACTGGAAGCGGGTTGCCCAGTCGAAGGACTATGACGAGCCCGCTGCTTTGATTTCGGAGTTGGATCTGGTTATCAGCGTCCAGACCGCTGCTGTTCACCTATCAGGTGCCTTGGGTAAGGAGTGTTGGGTATTGGTCCCCAGCAAGCCCCATTGGCGATACGGGATGTCTGGGGACAGGATGCCCTGGTACGAGTCCGTAAAGCTCTACAGGCAGAAGACAGACTGGGGCGGGATTATCAAGCATGTTTCCGGCGAACTAAGAAAGAGGCTAAGTGCTGGTGCTGAACGACAACCCGAACGAGCGCCGGAAGCTGTATCTGGATGGCAAGCCGCAGCGTGATGCGGTTGTCAAGGAGCTAGCAAAGCACTGGAAGGATCATCCGCCTATCTTCTTCGGGGTCACGTACCGCGAGACGTTGATCTCGATGAAGAACAAGGGCGAGAAGTTCATATACATAGACCACGCCTATTTCGGCAGGGGCTATGAAAAGGGGAACTTCAGGATATGCCTCGGAGACCTCCACAACCGTGACTGGAGGGAAAGGCCTTCGGACAGGAGAGAGAGATGGAAACTCTCCTACAAGCCCTGGAGGACTGGAGGAGAGCATATCGTAGTCGTGGACCCCTCCTGGTCATGGCGGGGGATGACTGGCGCCGACCCTGGCTGGGGAGAGCGGACAGTCGAGAAGATGAAGCACTACACGAAGCGGAAAATATTTCATCTTCAGAAGAAGGGCGGCTTCCCGGAGTTGCTGCATAGGGCTTGGGCGGTGGTGGTTCATTCCTCAGTAGCTGGAGTTGAGGCGGCGATCGCCGGTATTCCGGTCTTCTGCACTGACCTTTGCCCAGCTAATCCTGTTGGCCTTCCGGTGAAGGCAATAGACAGGATCGAAGACCCTTGGCTGCCGACGAACGAAGAACGAGAAAGGGGGCGAAACAGCCTTTGTTACGCGAACTGGAACGTAAAGGAATTCCATCTTGTCCGAGACGCGCTCGATCCTGGTTGTAACTAGCTTCAACCAGGACGGGCTGGAGAAGTACGCGCACAGGTGCTTGGAGACGTTCAGGAACTGGCCGGTTAATGCAAGGCTTGTGGTTTATGCGGAGGACTGTAAGCCAGAGGTCTCAGAGATGGTTGAGGTCAGGGACTTGCATAAGTGCTGCCCTGATCTGGTCGAGTTCAAGGAAAGATACAAGAACCTCGCCCCTCCTGATTGGAGATGGAATGTCGTCAAGTTCTCCAACAAGGTCTTTGCTGCGGTCCATGCTTTGAAGGATCACGAAGACGTTGGGGTGTGGCTGGATGCCGATTGCGTTACCTACTGCCCTATTCCTAACGGGTTGATAGAGAGCCTGTTCGATGAGGGCAGGTATCTGGCTTTCTACAAGAGACCGAATTTCTACACGGAGACAGGGTTTTGGGCTGTGGATGGGTCTAGCCAGTGGCACAAGCCGTTTCTATCTGCTTTCAAGGCTTGCTACACGGACGGAACGATCTTTGAGCAGTCTGAATGGCACGACTGCATGGCGTTTGACTATGCACGGAAGAGGCTAGAGGCGAAGGGGATGCCGTGCCACAACCTTACCCCAAAGGAGTATCCGCAACTCCACCCTATGAGCGTGTCTTTGCTTTCGCCGTTCATAGATCACTGCAAGGGAAACAGGAAGACGTTGGGCTATTCGCCTGAGTATCGAAGGCACACCAACGCAATGGAAGTCATCGAGAAGAAAGCACAGGAAAGGGCCAAGAGGGCTTGGACGCGAAACTAGACCCGCTCTACTGGGCGATGGTCAATGACGGAATCATTCAGCATACAAAGCACCCTTTAGCAGAGAGCACTTGGGGGCCGGA